CTGTGCCATGGCGGCGCACGCTACGCTTTTTGCAAGCGAAGCCTGTCGGCCGTTCACAGGTTTTTGCTAGGGCAGCCCCATGTGGACCTTCACGGCCTCCCCTCCACGGCGGCGATGGCGGCGCGGGCGTTTGCCCAATCTTCGAGGATGGGATTATCGCTTTCCACAAGCGTCTTCAGCGCCGCGAGCAGTTGGTCGCGCTGGGCGCGGAGGCAGTCGTTCTCTGCGCGACGTTGGTCTATGGCGAGATTGGCGATTTCCATCGCGGCGGTTAGCGGCTTGTCGAGTGCTTTCCAACGCCGCAGGTTTTCATTCTCGGCGCGGAGGCGGGCGATCTCAGCGGCGCAGTCCCGCCGGCCCTGCTCGCGGCCGTCCTTGAAGGCGTCCTGCTCGCTCACGACTTTTGGTCCTCGACCAGATGAAACTCCCGGCGCCGCCGCTCGGCCGCCAGCCGCCGCCGCTCGGCCGCGAACTCGTCGGACGCCTCCCGCAACTGCTTGGCGATTTCGGGATGCACGATGAAAACGTACCGGTCACCGATCCACGGCATCACAGCACCTCGGCCTCGTCTGGCGGCGGCACCGATTTCCAAACCCAATATCCTATTTTTCGCCACTCCCACACGTACTGACCGTCCCCGTGCTGAGCGTCACCCATTGCGCGCGTCCGCGGGTGGTCGTGCGTTATCCGCTGGCCGTCAAACGGACCCCCGCAACACTCCCCAGTATGATCATTCCATGGCTCCCCCCTCCGCTTCCCGGCCTTTCGCAACATCTTCGCAGTTTCCCAATCCATCACAGCACCTGTATGCTGGTCGAGTGCGACCGGTCGCCGCCGAAATCCTCATCCGCCCCATCACGGTAGCCGTCGCGCGCCGGCTCGGGCTGAGGCTTGTCTTGCAGCCAGGGCCGCGACGAGCAGCCATAGCGCCAGTCGTCGGCGGCATGGTCCTCTGAGTTGGTGTCGAGATCCTCGACCACCTCGGCGTCGTGCTGCAGCACCGGGATCGTGCGGATCGAGGCGACGCAGGTCGAGAAGCAATAGACCATGGGCTTGCCCACGGGCTCGCCGGTGCCGTCCAGCTTGCCCACCATGCGCGAGCGCATCTGGTCCCAGCCCGACATGGGGCCGCGCCGATCCTTCGACCCGCGGCGCGACACGCGGGTGTTGTCGGCCTCGTGGAACGGCACCAGCTTGGCGTTGATGAGCTCCATGTTCATCACCTCGGCGATCGGCGGCCCACCGTCCTGTTTAAACGTCGAGGGATCGAGCACGCCGTACGACAGCTTGGGGTCGCTCTTTTCACGTGAAACAATCCCCCGCCCGACTTGGTCGGCCATCAGCTTGAGGCCCTTCGAACCGTCGGCGGCAGGGTCTTTCGAGCCGTACCATTCGCGGTAACGCACCAGCGCGCCGCGCGGCAGCGTCTGCTTGGTCCGCGGGTGGCGCCAGTCGTCCTGCACCACCGCCCACCAGCCGATCGAGAACGGGCTCGCCGAGCCCCAGTCGGCCGATCGAAACCGCAGCCAGTCCTTGGGGAGCTCGACCGGCGGCAAGATCATTTTTTCCGACCAGCAGTCGAAGAAGGCGCCCTCGACGATGTTCCAGTCGCCGTCGAGCCACGCCCGGACCAGCGCCTCGGAGCCGAGGCCGCGCAGCCGCGCCGCATAGCCTGGATCGGCCTGCACCAGGATCAGGTTGTCGGTCAGCCGCGCCGGCACGAACATGCGCGACATCTGCGTGACCCGATCCTCCAGCACCTCGTAGCCGCCCGGCGCCGGGTTGACGAAATACGATCGCACCCAATGGTGGCCCGGCCCGCCTGGATTGGCGGCCGATCGGATCCGCTTGGTCGGGACATCATGCGGCGAGCGCAGCCGGGCGCGCAGGTAGCGGTAAGCCTTGTCGGTCGCCCACTGCGTGAGCTCGTCCCAGCCGATCCAGGTGTACTGGTGGCCCTGGTAGCGCTGCCGGTGGCGCTCTTGCTCAAGGTAGCGGAACTTGAGCCACGCCCCGTTCGGCCAGCGATAGGTCTTGTGCACCTCGTTCCACGTCGCGCCGGTCGACGGAAAGATGTCGTGCGCGCGGCCCATGAGCTCTTCGAGCTCGGGATAGGTGCGACGGAAGATGACACCCTGCCACGCCTCGCCATAGGTCGGCACATCTTGCAGGAAATCGCCCAGCAGCAAATCGGATTTGCCGCCGCCGGCCGCGCCGCCGTAGAAGAGCTCATTGCACCACGTCGCGGACAGAGCGTCGGTCTGCGGCCCCGGCTGCGGCGCCCATGCACCGCGCAGCGTGCGGCGGATGTCGCTCACCAGAACCCTCGCCGCTTGGCCTGCGCCGCCACTGCCGCCCGCGCGCCGGCGAGCTCCTGGCGCAGCGTCTCAGTCTCACGCCGCAGCCGCTCGTTCTCGGCGAGGAGCTCGCGCATGGCCGCGACGGCCTGCTTCATGTCGGCAACCGTGGTGCCGACAAGCTGCAGATCCGAGGTGCGGATCGGCTCGTTGAGCGCCTCGCTCAGGTCGGCGACCGCCTGTTCGATGTCGGAGGCCTCGGGCGCTTCATGTGCGAGCTCGCTCATTGCTGCTCTCCGAAACATCCCAGCGTCGCCACGCCGTCGACGTAGCGCATCTCCCAGTGCTTGCCCGTGCTGCAGACGAACTGCGGATCGATCGAACCATGCTGCGCGGTCGTCAGTATGATCACGACCACGATCGCCACCCCGCCGAGCACCGCGGCGAGTACCGTGTTCTCGTGCAGCCACTTCATGAGCCCGCCCTCCCGTTGCCGTTCGCGTGGCCGTTCGGCTTGGGCAGGAGCTCGTGCTTGCGCCGCTCCAGCCATTCCTCGCGACTTTCGACCGGCGGTCGATCGACGAACATCAGGTTGACGTTTAAACTGTGCGTGTCGCCGACCGCGACGAACATGCCAAGGTGCTTGCCGATGAGCTCAAGCGCCTTGTTGGCGCCGGCACTGTCGAATTTCCATTCGCCGATCACATTGCCATCGTCGTCGAGCACCGCCTTTTTCTGCGTCGATCGCTCGGCAATCTCGACCAACATTTTGAGCACCCACTCCTTCGATACGCCCAGCCGCTCGGTCGCCTGCGCGAGCGCCGCTGTATCCGATGCTGTAATTTCTGCCCGGATTTCATCGATCCGCTGTGCAATGCTGTGACGCCGCTGCAGCCGCGAGGACGCAGCGCGATCGTCTCGCCCATAGAAAACCCTGTAGCAAGCCGTCGCATTGCCTGCGTGCTCACCACGCACGAACGCTTGCGCGAACGCCTCATGCCGTGGGTTTTTCAACGCTGGCATTTGCTGTCTCCAGGATCTCAGCCGCTCTGTTCAAGCAGTCGGCGACGCCCATCTCATGATCGGCGAGCGCCGGTAGCCGCAGCAACTTCGCAATCGGCTCCGGTATCTTTGCCCCATTGGCGTAGCCATGGGATGCCCGCAGAGAGATGCCGAGCCACTTGGCCGCCGCTGCCTGAGATAGGCCCAGAACATCAAGGGCGGCCTCGTATTGGCGCGCGGTCATCAGATCGCCTCCACCGCCACATGAAGGATATGGACAGTCTTGCCCGTCACGCGGTCGATCAGATCGCGGCCGACCTTGCGGCGCTCACCAGTGGCATGGGTTTCGGCCGATGCGAGATTGCGGGTTTTGAACTCGCGAACCCGACCATCAGCGAACAGAGTCACAACCTTGTGGGTCTTGGGAGCGGCGAGCGCGGCGGCGATCAGCGGGTGGGTCATTTCCGTCTCCGGTTTCGATGCCCCTAATATACGCAATCCTTGCGTATACGCAAGTCATGCGTAATCACGAATTGTTACAGCCGCCCTTATGAACTCTGCCGCGACTTGCGGGACGATCGCGTTGCCTACCCATGCCTCCGCAATCCGACGAAGTTCAGCCTCGCCCCAGTCACCCATCCCGGCATTCAGGGCATGGCAAACAATTCGCACGTTTCCTGACACATAGCCCAAGGCGGGAACGATGCGGTCAAGGCTGGGGCTTGTTGCACAGCGCGGCCCTGCCAGGGTCAGCGGCACGCCAGATAACTGACATCGACCCGCATCAATGACAGTCTGTAGAGCAGCAATATCAACCGCAGAAAGCGCGAAGGTAATTTGCTTTTCGCGTGCTCGAACCCGAGCACCGGCAACCAGACACATCGCTCGTTTGGTCGTGCGTCGTCGCGCATTCCTGGCGAGTAGATGCGCGCGGTTCTTCGCTCGCCAAGCGGCAGCCTTCGCACGAAGCTCGTTGCCTTTTGCAGCGCGTCGTTCGCGAGCATAGGCGCGCTTGCGGTCAGGGCTTTGTGGCATCGAAGGCTCCCATTGCTGCTTCGATAAACGCAGCGGCTACTTGGGGCACGATTGCGTTTCCATACGCTCTCAACATGCCGACCCTCGATTTGCCTTCGAAGGGGCTGCCTGATCCCAACTTGAAGGATAGCCCATCAAGAAGCGGGAATGTGCCGGGTTCAACTGGCCGCGCTTTTCCATCGGTGCAGGGGAGCCAGTCACTTGCCCACGGACTTGCTTGTCCAGCGAATGCGTGTGCTGGTTGATCCCCGAACCGTGGCCATCCGCCGCCTGGGGCGTCGCCCAGCTCGCCAACTGCGATGCGCTGCTGAGCGTGTGGCTGACCGTCGATCCCTTCGGGCGCGAGCCCGGCGATTCCGAATCCTCCCGCAATGGCGTCGGCCAAGCGCAAAGCTCCACCACCTTGCGGCTGCTGTCGTTGTTC